CCGGTGCGTACATCTTTCCAGTCTTCTTTGAACCAGCGCTTTAACGACGCACCTTTTTCAGTCTTGCGAACGGCCATTTTAGCCGCCTCGCTTACGACATTTGGCAATCGCACCAGAAGCGTAGGCCGATGGGAAAACTTTGTATTGTGCCTTCACCTTATTGTAGCAGGCGTCTTTGACGGTGCCGCCTTTCTTAAAGGAAGCTCCCGGCTTTTTATCGGGGGCAACCGCCCCCATCCCGCGACAAGGCATCATAATCAGACCATCCTGCCTCTGGTGTGGCCCTTAGCAACTATACCGTCAGCGCGAGTCACACCGCCTGCAGCGTAGCCTTTCTTCGCCACACCACCGCCCATCATTTTCTTGGTGCCGCAAGCAGAGCCGCCTTTAGCCATATTCTTGGTGGGGCCAGAGCCTTCCATGTCCATACGCTTACGTGGAGACATCATCTTCATATTCATCATTTCTTTGCTCCTTTAGCTTTACGCTTATCGGCATTGTTGAATTCTTTACCAACTGACTGTGGAACACCCACCTGCTTAGCAAACTTCGGATTGTTCGCCACTGCGGCCATGAACTTTCGTTGTCGTTTGGATACAGTAGGCATGATCTACCTCAGCAATTCCAAGCCCGCAGGCTCTTATTTATCCGACTGTTTGGGTCACTGGCGGTCTTACTGCTCGTGTTCTTGGCCTTCATCCCTTTCATTCTGGCGCAAAAAGACTTTCGTCTGGCTGCGTCTTTGTCGGTTTTAGGCTTTGGCGCAGGGGGTTTAAGGTTCATACCCTGAGCTTTTGCAGAGGCGCGACCCTTGGCGTTTAATCCACCTTTAGGGTCTTTGCCTTCCTTACGAGTCCACGCTGGTGATTTAGCCACAGAACACCGTCACACTTGTGATTTCACTTAGGGTCATTACCGCAAAATCTGTTCGATTACTGCGAGTGGTTAAGATACCTTCCCCCGGAATAATAATGCTATCGGAGAATGCGGTGCCTGTCGGGGTATCTACCTGCAGTAACAAAGAACCACTAGAGCCGTTCAGGTTAAACTTTATTGACCCCGCGGTTGCGGTTGCAACGTAGTACAAGCCCTTGATCCGCGTACGGGGGAGCGCCAGAGAACCAACAGAACCGATCTTCACGTTGCCCGCAGAGGCACCGCTTGCCGTGATTCGACTCACCACCGTGTAGAAGTTAGCCGACGTAGCCACACCGACGTTAGCACCGGTCACCACTTCGGTCGTATTAGCCCCGGTCAGATCACCGACCTTGATACCGACGATGGTAAAAGTAATTCCAGCGTCGTTACCGGCAGATGTTATGCCAATCTTATACCCCGTGCCGTACGGTGACACACTGGTTGTCAGCAGGGTCAAAGCACCAGCGGCTGCAATAGACGCGTTGGTGCGAAGAATGTCGTCATCCGGGGCCGAGTTTATCGCCCAAATATCATATTGCATGACTTACTCCTTGATGAGACCCTGTAAGATCATCGCTTTTCGCGCAGCTGAGCCCACGGCAGGCAGCTCAACAGGCGTAGGTGCTTGTTCCTTGGTGGTCTTTTTGGCTGGTTTTTTAGCCTTTTCGACGTCACTCATGGCTTACTCCTTAGCGGGTTTGTGTCCCGATGATGTAATCCAACGTGGTTACACGTGTGCCGCTGGCGGAACCAGACACGCTCATGGCTGCCATCGTCAGGTTTTCGTCATCAGGGATGTTGGTGGTGTGCTGGGCAACTTGTCGGCCGTTAACGAAGAACGTCACGCTACCGGTGTTAGCCACGTTAAACGAGAGAACGACGTACGTGTTGTCAGCCAAGTCCACACCAGAGTCGGTGGAAGTCTCAGTGCCGTTCTTCTCAGTCTTGCACAGAATTGACGCGTTGCCGTCGTCCACTTGGAACACGATGCGGTCAGTTGCAGTCAACATTGCTTCGGGGTCGGTTGCAAAGTTCAACGTCAAACCAACACAAATGTCAGTCTGGTCAGCGTCGTTGCACTTCAGGCGCGTTGAAAAGTAGATGTTTTTGTCAGTAGACACGGCAAAGATCTCGTTTCCCTGAATGGAAGCGCCATCGTTGTCAGTGGTTGCGGTGGATGTCAGTGCTACTTCACCGCCGACCGTGTCAGCAACGATAGCAACGGCAGCGCCGGAGTCCTTGACGACAGTCCAGCTGTTTGTTGTGTCTATCGCAACACCAACAAAGTCGTCAAGCAGTGAAAATACTGACAGATCAATGCCAATTGGCATGTCAGTCATACCAGCGAAGAGCGCGCTTCTGTTATCGCCAGAATAGAGTAACGGACCGGAGTAATGAGTAGCCGACATAATGAAATCCTCACATGCGAGTAGTGCGCTTCAGTCTGCATGTCGTCCGCCCGAGTCGGTCTGCAGCGCGTAAAATGTTCTCGGGGTAACGTACTTTTTACGCTTTTTGGGGGGAGGTGTCAATCCTGAAATAAAAAGGGCCCCGAAGGGCCCTAGTGAGTCTCTAGTCAACTGACTCTTACTAGAAATTACGGAGTACCGGGTGAACCGAATATTCCGCGAGGATCAGAGAAGCCAAAAGAATATCGCTCTCTTGCTTTGTACCGAACGTTACCAGTATCGAAGTCGCCTTCAAAGCCGGTTTTGATCGCAGCACGGTTGAACATCTTCATGCCGTTAGGCGCGTCGGTCTTGATGAAGAATGCATCTGGATCGACAAGGAAGTGGTTAACAGTGTAGCCCTGCGGAACCATGCCCATGTTGCGGATCGCGTTAATGTCGTTATCCGCTGTGCCTACGCGCAGGGTTGACTTCATGATACGGTCAGCAGTGAACTGCAGCTCTTTCGGGATGATCAGCTTTAAACCCTGAATCGCGATCTTCAGACCGCGCTCATCAGTGAAGGCAGCGATGTCGATCAGCGCCTGCTCCAGTGAGGTTTCAGAGAGGTCTGCGGATACAGTCAGCTCGTTACGCAGATTTGGACCACTCAACGTGGGGTGATCTGTTGAGCAAAGCGCAACGCCGTCGCCACCGATTGAGGTGGTGAATGCGCCGTTCAGAATAGCAGCAGCTTTGATCTGCTTGGTCTGCGCCATTGAGCGAGCCAGTGCCTTGGTGTAACGCACTGACAGACGGTCGTAGAGGTTGTCTTCTACGGCTTCTTCGGTCAAGCTGAACGCCAGAGCAATGGTTTCGTGGGTGTAACGAGCCGTGTAGACTTCCTGCGCGCTGTCATATTCAACGCCTGCGCCTTCAGCCTTGGTCGGTGCTTCGCCAAAACCAGAGAGCATAACTTCTTCTTCAAATGCGCGGTCAGAAGATTCAATTGAATAAATCTCTGCATGCTCATTCTCGTAGTTGTCATACTCCATGCCGAACAGTGCGTTCAGACCGGGCTCGAGTTCAGATACTAATTGGGAACGCGAAATAGCCATGAGTTAGCTCCTATTATGGCGCAGTATTAGCAACGCCAGCGCTGCCATACATGTGTGCGTTAATTTTAACCACAACATCAACGTGATTTGTGTCGCGTTCGTTGCTGGGACTGTTATAGAAGCCCACAATCTTCAACACCAAGCCTGCAGTGTTAGCGATGGTAGATGAGTCTAGCTCAGTGCCAGATACACCTGTGGTGCTGCTGCCTGCAGTGTAGGCGATGTTGGCGTTACGCCCGATGTCTGCCTGCACAACGTCTTCATCCGCCTGAATCAGGAACAGCTGACTGGGATCGTCTACCACTTCTGCGCTGATAACGCCGGTAGTGATGTTAACGGAACCCGGGTAGTAGTTCTTCCAAGTGGGCTTGCCGCTTGTAGGATCAATGTAGTTAACACCATTCAATACGCCCAACGCTACAGTATGCAGCGTGGAATCGTACTTCACGACATAACCACCAGAGAGCGTGACCAAGTCCCCTTGATAAATAGCGCCAGACTGGTTGTCTTGAATCTCATAAGCGAACTGCTTCTGAGCTCCAGTGGCGGATAGGTTACCAAGCGGGCGCAGGCCAAATGCTTTGTCTACGTTTGCCATAGTGAAATTTCCTTAAAAGATAAATTATTCGGAAGACCGAGATCCGCCGACGCTTACTTTTGACTGCCGCTCCGGCGAAGAGATACGCATAGTTGAGTGCGCGTTGCTCTTCAGCAGGTCATTGTCTGCAGCCTTGATCTGATCGTGTGTACGGCTTTTATAAAACGCCCGTCGCTCGTCTGCTGTTTCCTCGGGAATTCGTGCCAGAACCACATCGCCTACAGAGATCACGCCCGCGTGTCGTCCGTCATCCAAGCCCTGCCCCGAAAATTCAGGGTATTCGTCGGCGCGCACTAACTCGTAGCCTTCTCTCATTTTTGAGGAGATATTCATTCTGTCATCCACTCCACCGGCTTCTCGTCTAATCCAGCGGTGCTTATAGCCTGCTGGGGCGGGAGGAGCATCGAGTCGTGATGGTGGTGCCCAAGGCTTGCGACGCGCAGCAGCTTCTCGGGTTTCAGTTCCGCGAGTACTGCGATTTAATTTTGGTACAACAAAGTCGTTATCGCTCATGGTTATTACCTCTTCACGTATTGGGCGTATTTTTCAAGCGGTACCCCTAGTTTTTTTGCCATCGCAACTTCACTAGGACTTAGCCTGATTGACCGGCGCGCTGAATTGTTAACTCCCGATGATCGGGTAGCAGAGGCAACCGTTTGCACGGGCCGGCTGGCTCTGGTTGTTTGTTGCGCAGACCCAGAAAACTTCTTTGGAAAGATTTCCTGCATTCTGCGATCTATCTCATCATAGTACTCATCTGACTTTGGGTCAAATCCTTCGTTTTTGATCAACTCTACGTGGATGCCACGAACGGTGTTCGTCATTACCACGTCGGAGCCAAACCATGTGTTTTTCTCAGCCCACTCTTCCGCGCGGGCATCCGGGAGCGGAGCCTGTTGCTGCGGAGCCTGTTGCTTAGGCGCAGCCTGCTGTCTTGCCGGCTCCTGCTGGATACGTCGCACCTGCTGCTCTTGGCTCGCCAGTTGCTGCTGCTCCCAGATGGTAGCCGTCAAGCGCTGGTTGGCCTCGGTCTCGGTGTCAATATCACCCTCTTCCCGAGCGCGGCGAATCACGTTCTTGAGCGCGGTAATCTGCGTCTCAACCCGCCCTTTGGCCTCACCTACCCGCTCCACTGCGGTCTGCGCATACCGCTGCTGCAACTCTTCGTTGCGCGACTGTACGCTCTTAGCGTACTCCAAGGCCGACTGCTCACGGCGCTCGGTCTCCCGAAGGCGCGCTGTCAGCTTATCAATGCGCTTCTTTACCTTGTCGGAGTACTGCTCAAGCTCCTCGGCATCCGGCCCAGCCTGCACCGTTGCGGTCGCCTTACCGCCTTCATCCTGATCAAGGGTGACGGTTGCTGGTTGCTCATCGTCCCCAATACTAAACTCTAACTTCTCGTTTGAATCAATCATCGATACATCCTCACTTGTGTAAAATGCTTGCAGGGTCAGACACAATCCCCAATATCTCGTCATCGTTCAGCAGACGGATCTCTCCGCCCTCTATCTGGATGCGAGCGCCAGCGTAACGACCAAACACCACCCAATCGCCTGCCTTGCACCACGGTCCATTCGGATACTTGCTTTCATCCGCATAGGCCAATGGGCCAAGCTTGAGCACGTAGCCCACGTTGGTTGCCAGTTGAGTGCGTTCAGTTGTTTCTTTGGTCAGCACAATGCCTCCCTTTGATGTGCCGGCGCCACGGTAGGGCAGCAGCGCTATGCGCCACCCTGTCGGCTGCGGAATCAAATCTAAGACACTTTGCGGGAGCCCGTCACTGCTGACCTTACCCTCTTCGGTGTAAGCGTCATTGAGCGAGGGTTTTTGATTGGCTTTGTCGTCCTGCCATTTCTGTTCTAAAGCGGTCAGCTTTTGCATATGTTGTCCTCGGTTAGTCTTCTGAATGTTTGTTGAGTCTGTCTTTCACAATTTCTTCTGTAAGACGAATACCTTCCAAACGACCCATGAGATACCGATAACGCTCCATATCGCCGATTCCGCCGCTCAACACAAGTTGCTGTGTATCGTGCTCAATCTTTCTAATATCCTTTAAAACATGTTCAGCAAAAGTAAGCATGGTCATTTCCATGTAAGCAGAAGGTCTTCGCCACCGTCTGAAAGGCGTAAATCAATAGATTTTTACGTCTCTATTGCCATCTTTTTTCTTAACGATCCTTGGTTTAATTATCTTTGGTTTTACGATACCCCCCTCCTTCATTTTGCGAGTTTTCCCCGCTTGGCTCAAAGCAATGGCAATGGCTTGCTTTTGTGGCTTGCCCGCTTTAATTTCAGTTTTTATGTTGTCACTGATAACTTTTTGGCTTTTTCCTTGTCTTAACGGCATCATGCACCCCCCGGACCTTGTTTTGGCGTGTTAATGCGCTCTCTGGCAACTTCAAAACGCCCCTGAGCGATCTTCTCCTGCGAAGCAATACGCTCATCGTTGGCCTGAGAGTTCTCCTGTATGCGCATCTGCTCGTTCTGCAGCCCCTGCTGCTTCACTTGTATGTCCGCCTGATCCTTCGCGGCTCGCATTTGAAGCTCCTGCTCCTTGAGCGCGACAATCGGGTCGGGGCCTGCACCCTCGCCAGACAACTGGCCCTGCATCGCCTTCACATCCATCATGTACTGGGCAACATTCAGGGAGATCATCGCCTCACGCTGCATGTCTGAGACCATGCGGTCTGGGTCACTGCCGTACTGACGGAACAGCTCTGCTGCAGCGTCTTCCTCGGCCTTAAGCCTGACGTGCTCCATAACGTGTTTCTGCAACTCAACAGCGGCCAACGGATTACCCTGCACCAGCGGCGACATACCCATGATCAGGTGCGATGCAATGTGCGAATCGTGCTGCTGGCCGGCAAACGCCTTGAGCTGCTTGCCGTCAATCGCATCGATGTTCTCGCTTGCCGGGTCCTTGGGCATCTGGTTGGTCTGGGTCTTCAGAATGCCGTCAATATCCCGCACGTTCATCGCTTGGTATACCCGGTAGTACGCCTCGTACATGTTGTGCATGTTCGGGGCGCTCTGCGCCAGCTGGAGCTGTGTCTGCGCCAAGGTGATGCGCTGCGCAGCTGAGAAGATATTGGGGTCTGCAACTGGCAGAACCGATACCTTGTTGTCAAAGTCACTCTTTTTTATAAGACGAGATGCGCCGGGGACATCATAGGGATACTCGGGGGGTAAGTAGTCCCCAAACCCACGGAACAGCATCTCGAACTCTTGTGTCTGCGCGTAGTAGAGCCGCTTGTGGATCGCTGACATGACCATCGACCCACGCTCAAGCAGCGC